TAATGCCATTTTGGGTCCGACTCCTTAACTAATATAGAGTGGTCAAATATTACACTCTCTCCCTCACTATTCTTAGTGGGGGTTTTTTTATGTAAATTATTTGGTGGTTTGAGATTTTCTTAGTATATTTATAAGAACGAACACAAACAAAACAAATATGGCAAAGCAATGTACAAAGTGTGGTAAAACAAAAGATTACACACAATTCTCCAAAAGTAGTTCAGCAAAAGATGGTCATCAATACCATTGTAAAGAATGTAATAATAGGGATAATCAAAGATTCAGAGATGAATTAGATCCTGAATATATGACTAGATGGTTTACTAAAAATAAAGATAAGTGGAATGTATATTATAAAAACTATTCTACTGTCGGTAATATTAATACAATCTATTCTTATACAAATCCAAAAGGTGAAGTATATATTGGATTAACTCGCAGAAAAAGAATTAAGTTTCGTTTCTCAGAACATAAGAAACAATTTCAGCATAGAAATGGCCTATTCCCTTTACTACACGCATCAATGAATAAGTTCGGATATGATAACCATACAATAGAAGTATTACATCAGTCAGACGGAACTAAGTACGAAGGTAGAATAGTAGAAAGTGAATTTATACAATTGTATAAATCAAAAGGTATTTCATTAAACATTTTAAATTAATCTTATGTGGAAAGATATAGAAGGGTATGAAGGATTATATAAGATAAGTGACAAAGGTGAAGTTAAATCATTACCAAAGGAACATAGATACGGATTAAAAACTGAAAAGATATTAAAGCCTAGAACTACAAAAGAAAATGAATATGCAAGAGTATCATTATGTAAAGATGGTAAAGTAAAGGGATTTAGAAGGTGTAGATTAGTAGCGTTAACATTCATACCAAATACAGAAAATAAACCAACTGTCAACCATAAGAATGGGAAACGAGATGATGATAGAGTATCTAATTTAGAATGGGCAACTGGAACTGAACAAAATATACACGCATATAAATTAGGATTAAAAGTTGTAACTGAAAATTGGAGGAATAAAATGAAAGAAATACATATAGGTAGAAAAAATTCTAATCAAACTAAACTTAAAATGAGATTAGCAAAATTAGGAAAAACTCCATGGAATAAAGGAATGACAAAACAACAAGAATATGAATACAGATTGGCTAAAAACAATTAAAATTGGAGATTGGGTTGAAGCAGGAATACATTTTTTACTATTAGGTTATGGTGAAAGAATTGCCCTATTTGTCGCGCGACTAGGTGGTAAGAATAGTTGTGGTTGTTGCGAGAGAAAACAATGGTTGAATAGATTAACAAACAAAGAGTATGATGGTAAGTGTAATCAGATAAAATTATTTTAATGGCAATAAAGAAAGAGTTAAGTAAAAAGTGTGGTAATTGTGGAGTAGTGTGGTTAAAAGATTTAAGTAATAAAAAGAAAGGTAGAGCATTATGTGTAGAATGTTATACCATTGAGTCACAAAGATTAAGTAGAGAACAAGTGGAAAGGAGAGCAGTAGTGGGGGCAACTCTAAAACGACTAGCATTATATAGAGATTATAAAATGGAGAATAGAAAAGGTTTTTGGGCATCCATAAACAAAGAAATAAAAGCATTAACAAATAGAGAAGATGTAAGAGCATTCATCAGTAAACAAATGGATAGAATATTAGCGGATGATAATCTAATGAAGTATATAAGTGCAATGAGTATAGCAGACCAAAGAAAAAACGAAAATAATAAATAATATGAACGGACACACAATTCAATCACACTTAGCATTATGGTTAAAAGAACATAGTAACCCTTACATCGGTATTGAAAGAAGTTGGGAAGAATATTGTAATGAAGTATTAAATATTGAACACAAAGAGACATATGGTGTGATAGCAAGTACATTACAAATACATCAGATACGAGTTAAACAATTAGAAGAAGCATTAAACAACATACAAAAATAAAATATGATAGAAGTAAAAAGTAGCTTAAATAGCTTATCAGACAAGGCAGAAGTAAAAGAAGGATATATGTATATGATAGACTTCAGTACCCTAACATCAGTAAATGATTTAATCCTAATCTTAGCATCGATGGGTATAGTATTTCCTTATGACCATCCAAACATTAATGGATTAGGTAAGTTCTTAAATTTAAATAATCCAATTCCATTACCTAGTGAACAACCAAAGGCGGAGTTTATTCCATTAAGTAAAGATAAATTAAGTGATAGAATATTTGGAGGAGAATAATATGGAAGAAAATAAATACCATCCCCTAACAGAAAGTGAATACTTAGAACTTAAAGGTAAGATAGATTCTATTAGGGATTATCTACCTAATATGTTATTAGATTATGTTTGGGGCACATACAAAAGATTAACACAATCCGTAGAGAATCAGCCGTGTGGTTGTGGTAGTGCAGCGGGATTATGGAGAAAGGCGGTAGATGTATTGCAAGATTATATTAAAAGAGTTGAACAAGTTTAATGAATGAAGTTACTCAATCAATAGCAGTAGAATGTAATGAGAGATTAGATACATTATATAGAAAGCATCATAAGTGGTTAGGAGCAGTAGCATTTAATATATCGCATAATCAAGAAACAACACAAGAGTTAGTATCTGAACTATACCTTTATTTAGGAGAGAAGTGTAACGAAAAATTATTTTACTTAGATTCATTTAATTTACAATATTGTAGACAATTTATCCTAAGTAGATTTATCAATGGCATTAAAAGAGATAACAAAAAGAAAAGATTGTCGGACGATTATGATGAAGTAGATACAGAATATGATTATGATAGAGATGAAAAGATAGATAGAGCATATGATGAAGTAAAGGAAGAACTACATAATATGAAAAATAGAAAGGGATGGAGTAGTGCAATGATATATGAACACTATTGGTTCTCAGATAAAACATTAGATGAAGTAAGTAAAGATATAAGGATAAGTAAATCAACAGTTTTCTTAGCAGTAAAGAAAGTAAAGAAACATTTAAAGAATAATATACAAAACCCATTTAACAATGATTAAAGACGAACAAAACATTAAAGAGATTGTAGAAGAAATTAAAAAGAGTATGAACTTAGAAGAGTTGGATGAATTAGAAAGACAGTACAACCAAATGTACAAAGAGTTAAAAGAAAAAGAAGAACAAAGAAAAGCATCAACTACAAATGAAAGCTAATTGGTTAATATATATGAATATATCATTAAAATAATGGGAACATAATGGCGAAGTTTGAAAAAGGACATACATTAGCAAAGGGAAGACCACCTGGCGCATTAAATAGAACAACCGAACAAATGAGGTTAACTATTAATAGAGCGGTTAACAATACCCTAAACACAATACAAAGTGATTTAGAAGAATTAAAAAAGACTGACCCTGTCAAAGCATTAGAGTTATCAATGAAACTTATGGAGTATGCAATGCCTAAGATGAGAAGTATAGATTTAAGGGGTAGTATAGAAGTAGATGCAAGAATACAACAAATTAGTATTAATGTAAATCGAACAGGTAGTGAATCTAGAAATTAACACTACTATATCATTTGAGCACTTATTAGATGCAAGGAGTAGAATCACTCAGCACATTGGTGGAACGAGAAGTGGTAAGACATACGCAATACTACAATGGATAATAGTTCAAGCCGTACAATCTCCACAAACAATTACAATAGTCCGTAAAACAATTCCTTCACTTAAAAGAACTGTGATAAAAGATTTCACAGATATTCTTAAATCAATAAACCTTTGGCAAGATGAAAATTTTAATATTACTGACAGGGTCTATAAGTTGTACGATAGTTCTATTCAATTCCTCTCTACTGATGATGCTGATAAGTTACGTGGTATTAAATCTGATATACTTTTTATTGATGAAGCAAGTGAAGTGGATGAAGAATCTTATTTTCAGTTATCTATCAGAACTACTAATCGTATCATACTCGCATACAACCCTACTATCTCACCCTATCATTGGATTAGACAAATGCAGGAATGTGAAAGATTTGTAACAACGTATAGAGATAACCCTTACTTAGAAAAAGAAATTATTAAAGCAATTGAGGATTTAGAATTAACATCACCAAAGAAATGGCAGATATATGGTAAAGGTGAATTTGCACTAAATGATAAAGCAATATTCCAATTTGATATAGTAGATAGTTACGATGCAGAGTTTGTAGGGTTTGGATTAGATTTTGGATTTAGTAGTGACCCAACGGCATTAGTAGCGGTATATAAGAGTGGTAATGATTTATATTTAGAAGAATTAATTTATGAGAAAGGATTAGTAACATCAGATATAGTAGAGAAACTAAAGAAGTTAGATATAACAAAGAGTGAAGAGATATGGGGTGATTCAGCAGAACCTCGTCTTATTGAAGAAATATATAGAAGTGGATTTAATATTAAGCCCGTAGTAAAAGGAAAGGATAGTATTAAGTTTGGTATATCAGTAATGCAGAATCATAAGTTACACATATTAAAACAATCACAGAATTTAATTAATGAGATGTATGGTTATCAATACTCAACGGATAAGCATGGATATACAACTGATAATCCTGAAGGAGGTTTAGACCACTTAATAGATGCAGCACGTTATTGTTGTATGATGAAACTAAGTGAGAAGGCAAAAGCAAAAGGTAAGTATGCAATCACAATAGGAAATTATAAATACTAATATGAATACAATAGAAATACAAGGACAAGAGTTTACTGAGGCAGATATACTTCAGCTCTTAGAAATGGCTAGAGAATTATTAAACACAAACGAAACACTAAACGCAAATATAATAGCTATGAATGCAAAGTTAATGAACGAAGAAAAGAAGGTACAAAAACTACAACAGCAATTATTTTTTATAACACAAGCATTTACAAACAACACATACGAAGCATAATATGAAAAAAGAAATAGAAATTATTATACCACAAGGTTATGAAGATGTTACATTAAAAAAATATCTAACTCTACAAAAGGAATTAAAAAACTACGAAGGTGAAGAAGATGCACAGGTAGCTCTATTAGTAACTTATCTATGTGGTATTGATAGTGATACATTAGCAGGATTAGGTAAGAAAGATTATAATACAATTAGTTATGAATTAGGTAAATGGATTGGTAATACAGAATTTAATTTAAAAAGGATTATTACAATAGATGGTATAGAGTATGGATTTGAACCTAACTTATCTAATATAGCTTATGGTGCATATGCAGATATAACACAATACGGAACACTAACGATAGATGATAATTGGGCAAAGATAATGTCTATCCTATATCGTCCTATTACAAATAAAGTAAGAGATACATATGAAATACAAAAGTATAATGGCGAGATAGATTCAGATAAATTCTTAGGAGTCCATATGGATATACACTTAGGTACTCTGTTTTTTTTTGTACATTTGTCAACCGACTTACTGAAAAATATCCTGAACTATACGAAGGTGGAGGAGTTTCCTCACAACATCAAATCAATTTTGGAAAGAAGTGGAGCTCTTATGCAACTATCGCTGAACTTGCCAACGGAAACATTGGAGAGATTGACAGAGTTGTTGAAGAACCGTTAGAGAAATGTTTAATGTTATTAGCATATAAAGCAGATAAACAAACTATGCAAGATATGTTACACAAAGAAGCTCTAAAAAAGAATGGTTAATAATAAACGATTGATTGATTGTTAAAGATATAAAACATCACAATGGGTATTTGGAGCAATAGTAGAAGTGGTAATTTAAGATATTCTGTTAATAGAGAAAATAACAGCGGTATCTATATTGGACCTACTCAAGGTTTATCATCACCTAAGAATAGTAGAATGGGTTGTTTATGTATTAATACCAACACATATAGTAGAAAGTGTTGTAATGGTGCATTATTAGAACAAGGAATAGGTCAAACACAATCTCCATACATTGGTAATTCATTAGGTGGATTCAGTAAAGGATTCAGTAATGGATTTAATGGTACACCAGGTGGAGCATAAACAATATAATAACGAAATAAACATATGGCAACATTAACTAAACAAGCATTAGGTGTAGAGAACCAAACATCATTTCCTAATAATTCAACAGGATTTATTACACCTGCACTTTTAAGAGAATTCAATACTGATATAATTGATAGTTTAGCTTTACAAACACAAGCAGATAGTTCTAGCATAGCTATTGAACTATTCTCTGGCTCACAATACAAAGCAGATAGTAGTTCTTTTGATTTAAGAATAGATAATATAGAAGCGTGGAGTAGTTCATTAGATTTACAATACGCAACCGATGCAGAATTAGCAGCAGTAAGTGTATCATTAAACTTAGCTAAATTAGATACATCATCATTTAGTACATTTAGTTCATCAGTATTCACATCAGTATCATCATCTACATTTTTTAGTGGGTCTCAATATAAAGCGGATAGTAGTTCATTTGATAGTAGAATAACTAATTTAGTAGCACCTACGGGTACTGTTAGTTCATCAGCACAAATAACAGCATTTGGATTTGCAACAACTTCATCAGTTAATGCAGTATCAACATCTGTATATAATGTAGCAACGTATTCAATAAATTTAAGCTCATCGGTATATCAAACAGATGCAACACAGAGTATTAATATATCTGCAGCATCTCAATCAGCATATACAACTTATTTAAGTGCTAGTGCATGGAGTAGTTCATTAGCATTCAATATTCTTTCAATTTCAGCATCTACATTTCAAACAGATGCAACTCAGAGTAACAATATAACAATTAACTCACAAAGTGCATGGGGAGCATTTCAAAGTGCAAGTTCTTATAGTGCATCGGCATATCAGGTCAATGTATCTCAATCACAACAAATAAGTGCATCATTCGCAACTTCATCAGCATATAGTTCTTCAGCATTTACATCATATGCTAAATTAAGTGGAGCTAATGTATTTACAACTAATCAAATTATTAGTGGTAACTTAGATATTAGTGGAGCATTAAGTGCAAGTATACCACAAGGATATGCATGGGTAGGTGGTGTAGGTGATAGAGCAACATTAGCCCTAACATCTTCAATACAAGGTGTTCAGTTTCCTTATACGGGTTCAGCAAATATAACAGGCTCTCTATCGGTAACGGGTAGTTATAATATAGTAACAGGAAGTGCGAGTGGTAGTTTAATATCAAACGCAGGAGATATATACGCAACAGCAAATATATTTAAAATTATTTCTTTAACTAATGCAGAATATGTAGCGATAGGTACTAAAGACCCAAATACATTATACATAATAGTTTAATATGATTAACTTAGGAAGTAATACAACAGGTCCTTTATTTTTAGGAAATACTCCTATTAACTCAATTAACTTAGGTAATACGGAAGTTTACTTTGGTACATTGACAGCAACTGGTGGTATAACGGGCTCATTCACATCAGGTTCTTATGTATACAAATATCATAAGTTTAATTCTAATGGTACGTTTACTATAAGTGGTGGAGCAACCGCTGATTTACAAATTTTAGTAGTTGGTGGAGGTGGCGGTGGCCAAGGTACTATAAGTGTTGCATATACAAAAGGTGGTGGAGCAGGTGGAGTTAATTATTATTATACAACAGGAAGTTTAGTTAGTGGTAGTTATAATGTATCAATCGGAGGAGGTGGTACAGGATATTTTAGAGCAGGTGGTGTAGATCAGGGATGTACGCCAGGAACACAATCATCATTTACTGGAAGTGCAATTGCATTATTTGCGAGTGGTGGAGCTAGTACAGCCGGTGGTTCTCTTAGCGGAGCACCAACAATATTTTCACCAGGTGCAGATTTAGCATTATATGGAGTAGCAGGTGGTGGAGCAGGAGCAGGTGCGAATGGAGTAGATGCATATTTACCTGGTTATCCTGGTCCGGGTGGAGTAGGATTACAATATAGTTTAGATGGTGTAGCAACTTATTATGGTGGAGGAGGTGGAGGAGGTTCATCTCAATTTAATAGTACAACACCACAGGCATTAGGTGGATTAGGTGGTGGTGGATTAGGTGGAAATAGAACATTCTTTGCAGGAGATGCTACTAATAATACCGGAGGAGCGGGTGGTGGATGTGGGCAAGATATCCCAACTTCTGCTAAAGGTAATGGTGGAAGTGGAATTGTAATCATAACTTATAAAACTGCATTTGCATAATATGAACGAAGATACAATACTATACGAAGTAATGCTAGAATTAGCAGAAGAAGAAAATGAGGATTTGAAAGCTGAAATTGATTGTCTATATGGCTACATTCAGTATTTGCACGATAAAAATAAAGATTTGGTAAAAGAATATAATAATCTATTACAAATCGAAAGAAGATTAAATTAAAAAAATCAATACAAAAAAATATACATTTGTTAAATAATTAAAATAAACTAATATGAACGCAAAACAAGTATTAAGTAAAGTTGCTAGACTTTTAAATTTAGAAGCAGAAGTAACTTTAACATATGCAAAATTAGCTGACGGAACAATAGTAGAATCAGCAACATTCGATGTAGGTGAAGACCTATTCGTAGTATCAGAAGATGGAACTAAAACTCCAGCACCAAACGGAACGCATGAACTTATGTTGAAAGACGAAGAAGGAAATGAAACTCTTTTAAAAGTTATCACAGAAGATGGTAAGATTGTAGAAAGAGAAAACGTTGAATTGGAAATGATAGATACAGAAAAATTACCTGGTGACCCAACAGAAGTAAATGATGTTAAGGATGAGAAAGCAGCAGGACAACCTGTTAAAGATTTGAAACCTTCATCTATGTTAGCAGAAGTTGAACCAACAGTTTCAGAAGATGAAACAACAGAAGAAGTTTCTCCAATTCCAGCAGATACCGATAAAGAAGAAATGGGTATGCCAGAAATGATGAAGAAGGTAGAAGAGATGGGATATAGAATCGAAGAGATGGAAAAGAAAATCTCTAAGATGACAGAAGTTAAAATGGAAGAGGGTGAAGAAGTTGAAGAAGAAGAGTTACCTAAATTAGATGGTGCTCCAATCGATGAAATGTATAAATTCTCAGCAGAACAAAATAGTAAAAGATTTGGCAAGAAAACTGACAATGCTCAGAACTCTTTCTTAGCTAAATTATACAAATAATTAAAAAACAAAAAAAAGATTTAGAATGAAAAAAATTCAAAATTTCCAATCGCCTGTAATTACTACAACGTATGCAGGTGAATTCGCTGGACAATATATCGCAGCAGCGTTATTGTCAGCAAAAACTTTGGATAACAAATATGTAACTATCATGCCAAACGTGAAGTTCAAAGCTGTTATTCAAAGATTAGCAGTATCAAACATTGTAAGTAATGCAAGTTGTGATTTCTCTGAAACAAATAGTGGTTTAAACTCTGGTTCAGTTAATTTAACTGAAGCTGTAATTACTCCAAAAGAATTACAAGTTAACTTACAATTATGTAAGGAACAATTCGTAGATTCTTGGGAAGCATTGCAATTAGGATATAGTGCATTTGATACTATTCCTGCAAACTTCACAGATTACTTAATTTCTTATGTAGGTGGAACAGTAGCTCAGGCAACTGAACAATCTATTTGGAATGGTGATGCTAGTGCAAATGGTCAGTTCGGTGGTCTTTACAGATTAATCACTGGTTCAGCAGCTATTAGTTCATCTGCAAGTGGTGCAATTGATTCTTCAAACGTATTAGCTGATTTAGATGCATTAGTAAATACAATTCCTAACACAGTTTATGGTAAAGAAGATTTGATGATTTACGCTCCAACGAACGTAATCAAAGCTTACCAACAAGCATTAGCTGGTGGTGCACAAGGTGCAAATGGTTTCAACAACCAATTAAACGTAGGTGAAAAACCACTTAACTTTAATGGTATTGATATCGCGTTTTGTCCTGGTTTACCTTCATCTGCAATGGTAGCGGCTCAAAA